AGTACGTGCAGCACGCCATCGTGCCCGTCGTGCGTCGGCTGGAGGTCGCCTACTCCCGGCTCGTCCCCGGTCCCGAGACCTATCTGAAGTTCAACGTCAACGCCCTGCTCCGCGGCGACATCAAGACGCGGGCGGAGGCGTACTCGTTCTTCCTCCAGAACAAGGTGCTCCAGCCGTCCTACGTGGCGCAGCTGGAGGACTTCCCGCCCGACCAGGCGGCCCCCGGCTGGCTGGAGACACCCAACAACAACGGCCCGCGGGATGCGGCCCCGGCGGTGCGTTCCCTCCCCACCCCCGAGGACGACGTGGCGACCACCATCAACGTCTATCAGCCCGACATGGCGCAGGCCGCCGACCGGATGGCCGCCTTCGTGGAGAGCGCGGAGCAGCGAGCCGCGGCAGCCGAGGCCCGTGCCATCGCTGCAGAGGAGCGCATCGCCGCGCTGGTGGCGCAGGGACCGGTCGTCAACGTCACCGTCCCCGATGCCCCGGCCCCCGTCATCAACAACCACGTCCGGGTGCTGCCTGCCGAGGCCCCGGTCGTCAACGTCCCCGCCGTGCAGGACATCCGCATCGTCGCCCTGCCGCCGGTCCGGGCCACCGCCCGCAAGAACCGCGACGGCTCCACCACCATCTCCGAGGAGTAGACGTTGGCCCTGACCGTCACTCACGCCTACACCGCCACCGGGGCGGACGACCCCGAGGCCGAGATCAACCGCGCCGAGTGGAACGACGACCACGTCCTGACCGGTGACTACCTCCGCAAGGCCACCGTCACCCTGTCGAGCGCCGACATCCTCGACCTGCACAACACGCCCGTCACGTTGGTCGCGGCGCCGGGTGCGGGAAAGTTCATCGCGTGGTCGCACACCGTCGTCTCGACCACGGGGACGACAGGCTACTCGACCACGGACTCGTGGCCGCGCGTGGCGTACACCGACGGCGGGGCGAACACCGCGTCCGCGACGTTCGTCGATGCGCTGGCAGCCGGTGGCAAGTCGCTCGTCTACACCCCGGCGACGACCCCCATCGACACGCCCGAGGACCTGCCGCTCCTGCTCACGGACAACGGCGAGAGCGAGCTGACCGGGGGCGACATCGCGCTCCGGTTGGTCACCTGGTACACCGTCGAGGACGTGCCCTGATGGGCGTGTTCAACCGCACCATCTTCAACAACACCGTCTTCAACGTCGGCGCGGCCACCCCTCCCCCGCCCACCTCGGGCACCCGCCGCCGCCCCATCACCCTCTCCATCCCCATCGAGGACGACGACGAGGAGACGCGGGTCCTGTTGCTCGCGCTGCTGCGCCGTCGCCTCCGCCTGTAGCCGAAGGGAGGCCGCATGACCACCACGCTGGAACGCCGGGATGCGGCGATCGCATGGCCCGAGATGGACTTCGAACTTCGCTCCATCGACGGCGGGCTGGAGTTCGCCGGGTACGCCGCGGTGTACGACTCCCCGTCCGAGGACCTGGGCGGCTTCCGCGAGACCATCGCCCCCGGCGCCTTCACCCGCGCGGTCAACGCCGCGGCGAACGGCTCCGCCGACATCCGCATGTTCCTGAACCACAACAGCGACATCGTCCTCGGCTCCACCAAGGCCCGGACCCTCCGCCTGTCGGAGGACTCCCGCGGCCTGCTGGCGGAGGCGACCCTGCCGGACAGCGTGTGGGGTCACCCCGTGGCGGAGGCGGTCCGCCGCGGTGACATCCGGTCCATGTCCTTCGGCTTCACCGTGCCCAAGGGCGGCGACTCGTGGAGCACCGACCGCAAGGCCCGGACGCTGCACACCGTCCGCCTGTTCGAGGTGTCGCCCATCACCGGCTGGCCCGCCTACGCGGCCACCTCCGCCTCCGTGCGGTCGCTGGTGGACGCCATCGACTGGGATGACGAGGAGTCCATCGAGCGGATCGTGGACGGCCTCGACGACGAGCGACGCGCGAAGCTGCTGCGCCACCTCAACACGACATCCCCCACCCCCTTCATCGCGCCCGACGTGGCCGACCGACTGGCGCGCCTGCGCCGGTACGAGGCCGCTTAGGCAACCCACCCAGGCCACAGCCGGGGGCACCGGCGGGCACCGCGCGAGCGGCAGCACCCGTTGCCCCACCCGAGAGCCGGGAGTCAACCCCTGAACAGCAGGAGAGCTCCCCATGACCAGCTATGCGCAGCTCGCGCATGACAAGCGCAACGATGCCATCGGCACGCTGCGCCACCTCCTCGACACCGCAGCCGCCGAGTCCCGTGAACTCACCCCCGAGGAGCGGGAGCAGGCGGATCGCATCGAGGCCGACATCCAGCGGTTCGCCGACGACAGCCAGCGCGCTACCCGGCTCCAGGAGCTCCAGAAGGCCGCGGACGAGTTCCGTGGCGCGACGGCCCCGGTGATCGAGCAGGCCCGCGAGCAGCGGCGCGACCCGACCGACCGCGAGATGCTGCTTCGCGGCATCGAGGCGTTCCAGAGCGGCGGCGTCACCTCGTGGGAGTCCCGCGTCTCGCCGGCCTACGAGGAGCGCGCGATGCAGTCCGAGGGTGGCTCCGCCATCCCGACGACCTTCGCCGACTTCGTGACCGTCTACATGCGGAACATGACGCCGATGTTCGACGCGAGCATCGTCACCGTCCTGCCCACCCCGCGTGGCGAGCCCATCGTCCTGCCGCGGTGGACCGCGGACCAGGCGGCGGGCGGCACCGTGACCGCCGAGGCCGCGGGCATCACCGAGCTGGACGGCACGCTGTCCAGCGTCACCCTCAACGCCTACAAGTACGGCATCACCTCGCTGTGGTCCGCCGAGCTTGGGCAGGACAACGTCATCAACCTCGAGCAGCTGATCGCCCGCGGCGCGGCGCGTGAGCTGAGCGTGGACATCGGCGCGGCCCTGACCACCGGCGACGGCAACAGCAAGCCGAACGGCATCGTGGCGGCGGCGTCCAACGGCGGCACCGCGACGGGCACCGCGGGCAACACGTCCGCGGACACGTTCTTCGGCCCCATCGACCTCGTCGAGCTGCGCTTCTTCAACCTCGCCCAGGGCTACCGCGCCCGCGGCATCGGGTCCTACATGGTCTCGACCGGCGCCCTGAGCAAGATGCGGAAGTTCCGCGACTCGAGCAAGCAGTTCCTGTGGCAGCCCTCGCTCATCGCGGGCGTCCCGGACCAGTTCGACGGCTACCCCGTCTACGAGAACCCGGCGATGGCGACCCCGGCGTCGGTCTCGAAGTCGGTGCTGTTCGGCGACCTCTCGGCCTACTACGTGCGGCGCCTGCCGACGCGGGTGGACGTGAGCAAGGACTACAAGTTCAACACCGACCAGCTGGCGGTGCGGACCATCGAGCGCGTGGACGGCGACCTGCCGGACACCGCCGCGATCGTCTACCTCATCAGCGCGAACGTGTAGTCGCCCGCCGGGAGCGTCATCCCGGCACACCACATGCGAAGCCCCGGCGGACCGCCTACCGCCGGGGCTTCGTGCTACCCGGACATAGGCGGAAAGAGGGAAGGCGGTCCCGACATGCGCATCGCGTGGTACTCCAACGTCCCCTGGGGTCCGACCGGCTACGGCACCCAGACAGCCCAGATGCTCCGACGCCTCAAGGCCGACGGGCACGACCTCGCCATCCTCGCCAACTGGGGCCAGCAGGTCGGCATCGGCGAGTGGGAGGGCATCCCGGTCTACCCGCAGGGTGTCGCCAACTACAGCCTCGACGTGGTCGAGGCGCAGGCCCGCTCGTTCTTCGACGGCCAGCCCGGCGTCGTCTTCGTCCTCTACGACGTGTGGGTCCTCGGCAGGACGTGGGGCGACCTGCCTGTCGTCGGCTGGGTCCCGGTGGACCACTACCCGGTCCCGCCCAAGGTGGCCGACTGGTGCCGCACCCACCGCACGGTGGCGATGTCCCGCTACGGTCAGGCGGCGCTCGCCGCCGAGGGCATCGCGTCCACCTACATCCCCCACGGCCTCGACGCTGCCTACCGCCCCACGCCGTCCGACATCCGGGCCGCGATGCGGGTCCCCGAGGACGCGTTCCTCGTGACGATCAACGCCGCGAACATCGGCAACGTCCCCCCGCGCAAGGCGTGGAACGAGAACATCCAGGCGCTCGCCCACTTCATGCAGGCGCACGACGACGTGTACGCCTACCTGCACACCGACATGACCCGCCCGGGCGGCGTGCCCATCGCCGGGATGGCGACCCTGTACGGCCTCCCGATGGACCGGCTCCGGGTCCCCGACCAGCAGCAGTACCGGTGGGGCGTCATCCCCGTCGAGGACGTGGCACGGGCCTACACCGCGTCGGACGTGCTGCTGGCGACCAGCATGGGCGAGGGTTTCGGCCTCGCGGTCCCCGAGGCGATGGCGTGCGGCTGCCCGGCCATCGTCACCGACTTCTCGGCACAGCCCGAGATCGTGGGTGACACCGGCTGGAAGGTCCCCCACCAGGGCTACTACGACGCCGCGCAGCACGCCTGCTTCGTCACCCCGCTGGTGGGCGGCATCGTCAAGGCGCTGGAAGCGGCCTACGCCGAGCGCGGCACCGACATCGCCCCCGTGCGCCGGCAGGCCGCCATCCAGCAGGCCGCGCAGTACGACGCCGACCGGGTGTACGCCGAGATGTGGCGCCCGTATCTCGCCGAGCTGGAACGCAACCTGCGACCCCGACCCGGCAACACGAAGGCCGCCAAGCGGCGGGCGCGGAAGTGAGCGCCATCGTTACCGGCGGTGCCGGGTTCATCGGCTCCCACCTCACCGAGCGTCTCATCGCCGACGGGCAGGACGTGCTCGTCATCGACGACTTCCGCAGCGGCCGGACCCGCATCGACGGGGCGGAGTACCTGGAGATGCCGCTGGCCTACGCGCCGCGTCCGTCCCGGTCGCCCGATG